TAGGCATGATTTAAATGATAGCAGAGGAGTGTAGGGGACCGGGGAAAGGGGGAAAAACCCGGCCCCCTACTCCTGTTAGAAACTAACTATTAGTTAGCTCCAATGCTGGAGGATGATTCCACTCGTTGCATGCACGCTTCACGGAAGCGGCCATAGCCAACAAGGTGGTACCAACCAATTGGGTTAAACCGACGAAGACTGTCAGTTACTGGACCAACAACGATGCTTGGCTCAGGCCCAAATCCCGGTGCACGGCTGAATGCTTTTGCAACAGCTTGGCGTCCGCAAATCAAGGTCTGGTATACATCGACGTTGCTAGCGCCACCGTCTTCGATAAGTCCTGCACGGGGGTTTTCAATGTACATGATGCCATTGAATGTTCCGATTGAACCTGCACGAACGGGTGCGCCGTCTTGCTGGATTTGGTACTGGATAACGTCAGTTACCGCTGTGTCTCCACGAAGATCGTAGGAAACGTCAGGGTGAATGACTGCCATATAGTTACCGTTTTCCCAGCCCGGAGCGTTGCGGCCACGAAGCTGTGCAACAGCTTTACGACCTTCAGCAGCGGTGTAAACGTTGCCTGCTGTGATAGCGCCACGGCTTGATTGACCGACATGCGTTACGTTGGTGCCGCCGTTAGCGACATCAGAAACGATTTTGTCCATCGAGTCAGCCATGTTATAACCAACAATGTTGGCCGCATCAGCGTCTACGTTTAGGAAAGATGTTCCACGCACCTTGGCGGTAGTGATAACAGCGTTACCGTACTCTGCAAGAGTTACGGTTACAGCGCTGTCTGTCAACGCAACAGCGGTAACGTCAGTGCCTTCAGTAAGAGCACTCGTTGCCTGCGCCATGTCAGCGTAAAACGTGAATTGTACGCCAGAACCGTTATGGCTCTGGGCAGTTGACCTGACATCAGCGACCATTTCAAACAAAGGCTGCGAACGTAAAGCAAAGTACGCAACCTGATCGAACGCCGTTTTTACCTGATCGTCAAGTGTGGTTGTGGTTGTTTGTGCCACTTGAAGTCCTTATGGTGAGGACTCCAATAATTAAAATTAGGCTGATGCGCCCCAATGAATTCCTTGACTTTCCATCAAAGCTCGTAACTGATCTTGGTCAGTTGTTGCCCTAATTTGAGCGTCAAGATTAGTAGGTGACACTGGATCTCCGCCTTCTCCAGCAGCTTGTATTCGTTGTTCAGCTACTAACGCATCGTTAGCAACTAATTGGCTTGAAGGTTCTATTTCATTATTTAAAAACCCAGCAGCTTCAGCTTCCATACGGATTGCATCAACGTCGAGTTCGCCTTCATAGCCTTTCACGAAATACTTTACTCGTGGATCGTTAAGATCAATTCCCGCAGAACGGAAAGTATCTTGACGTTCGTAAGAAGCTAACTTTGCTTCAGCAACTTCAGCTCTAGCTTCAGCGCTTGTCGCACGGTTTTCTAACTTCCGACGAAAGTTCGGCTCAGATTCAGATGTACTGGCAGCACCGCTTTCACCAAAATTAGTGGAGTCGGAATCTGTCATATGTCACTCACCTATCCTGTAACGCATCTTCGGCGGTGGAACCTTAGATGGAGGGGTTTAGTTAGCTCACCCATTTGGGGCCAACCAGTAATTAGTATAGCAAACAATTAATACTAATTGTCAAGTCTTATGCGTCGGCTGTACCTAAACCGTAAGCGCCTTGACTACTAATAGCTATGCCTGCACTTCGATCAAAGTCTGCTACACGCCCTTGCAAATTGCGTTGGAATTCTTTTCTTCCCATAGCATTACCAAATCTGCCAGCAGCAAGTTGATCTGCTGTCATGCCTTCGCTAGTTAGTGTTGCTTCTGTTAACCCACCTAACGGCGACAATGCTTGAACTATTTCTCGTTCTTGTACGTCTTGATTAAACAATGCTTCAGATGCAGTTGCGCTAAGAGTAGAACCTACAACTTGTTGTGCTGCACCAGCTAACGTAGCAGCACCTACTTGACGCCTTGCTTCAACAATGTTTTTTGTTTTTGTTGGATCAAGAAACGCAGAAACAAGATCACCTGACGAAAAACCATACCGAGATTCTAAAATAGCTTTTACTTCAGGGCTTGCTGTATTAGCTGCTTCTTCAGCAGTAGCTACACGAGAACGCCATTCTGACAAAGAAACATCGCCAGCTATTAAAGCAGTTACCCCATCTTCTTTTACAGTTTTACCTGCACCTTGCAAAAAGTCTGGGCTAATGCCTGCGGCAGCAGCTATTTGAGAATAACCACGACCTAACTGTAAATATTCGCCTTCAGTAATTGCCGTAAAACCTGCCTCACGACGTGCTTTCATAGCAGGAAACGCTTTATCGTAAATTGCGCGAACATTAGCATCGGTGCCATAACGCAATTCAGTAACGATTGCTTCGCCACTTAAACCTTGTTCAGCCATTCCCATTGCCCAATCAGTTAGACCTTGTAAACCAAATTGGTTTAAAAAACCTTTCATTACTGATTTAGCGCCATCTATACCTTGGGCTTTTAAAAACGCTAAATACTCTTTGTACGAATCACTTTGTGCTGGACGTTTTACTGTAGATTCAGGGGGTTTACCGGGACCTTCTACTGGCATTCCAAACGGGCTGGCGTACCCTGTGTCACCAAATGCTTCTTTAGTGTCTGTCCAGTAATCGTCTGCTCCAAACGTTTCACCTCTTCTTTGAGGTGCGTAATAACCTCCACCTTCTCCGTAAACTCGATCAATGTACTCAGGCATAAACGTTTCAGACCATTGATTAGTTTCTACATCAAAGCGTGTGCCTGTTGGATCAACGTTTAACCGTGCTTCTCTACGGTCGTCTTCGTTACCTAGTCTACGGGTTACACCAGTGTCATAATTTTCGAGAACCATTACGGCATCACTCCCATAGTTTCCCCAATAGTGTTTATTAATGAATAGGCATTATTAATAGCGTTTGGAGTCATGTCGTACTCATCAGTAGAACGCAAAAACGTAGCAAAATTAGCGCCAGTTATGTTTCCGTCTTTTAACATATCTATTCCCATTGACATATGAGTCCCATCCCATTGAGGGGAATAACCCATAACACCTCTAAATATGTTGCTATAACTACCCAATATATCTAAAGGTGTTCTGCCTGCTTCAATACGATCTGCAAAAGCAGGGTATAAATCTGCTGATTGCGAAGCTAAACCAGCTTCTATATTTTCAAGAGTTGTTTCTCCACGAAACAATCGTCTGTTTTGTTCAGCGATAACATCAGGATCAGCGTCAACTAAATATTGACGGTACTTACTACGAATGTCTTGTCGTGTAGCATTTATTTCGCTAGCAAGAGGAGCATCTGCCCCAAACTCCATGTCTTCACGATCAGACAATTCATCTCTTATAGCGTCATCAGACCAACCTGCAAGCCAAGCATCACGAGCAAACTCTAAAATTTCTGTTTCAGTCGCAATAATTCCTGCATCATCGAACAACAGTTCAACTCGTGTAACAGTATCTTCTATTAAATCTAAACGGCGGCCAGTAAACTCGTCGCCTTCTCCAGATTTAAACCAGTTGTTTTCTCTATCGGCTCGACCTTGTGCACTGTTAGCATAATGTTCTGTTTGTTCGTATAGCCCTTGAACCCAAGCGTCATAACGTGGATCACTAGGATCAAAATAAAAACCAGCGTCAACTAAATTGCCTAATTCACGATCACGTTCAGCTTCTATAAGATCAATAATGTTAAATGTTTGTCCAGCAAACTCAACTTCAGCGTCTGGATTATCACGCAAAAACTCGTAATCTTGTGTGTATTCAGGGTTTATAACACGTTGTGAATCACCATCAATTAACCCTTGTTCTGTAGCAATTTTTTCTGCACTAGAAACAGCCGGTGGATTTGGGTAACCTTCTCGGTTACGTTCTAACAAAATTTCATTAATGATTTGCCGTTGTCTAAACGGGTTACCTCTATTTGCTTCAAATTCATTTTCAAGCTGAATTTCACGTTCACTAGGTCCAGACGCAGAAACTGTATTCCCATCGTTTCCTAACTCACTAAAACGTTCATTAACAAACGTCGAATTTTTTTCCCATTTATTTTCGTGGTCAGTTAAACCTTTTCTACTAGCTTTTCGATATGCTTCGCTATCTGGGTGCACAGACCAAGGACTAAAAGGTCTACTGCTATTTCGCACATTTGATAAATTGGTCCACATAATGGCTAGCGCATCAATGTTCCGTTTTATTAACTCTTCTTCAGTAACGCCATCTTGTACAAGCCATCCATCACCACTTTTTTCTAACAAAAAATAATCTGCAAGATCTTTTTCTGAAGGCAAATCTTTTTCACCATCAAAAGCTGCGGTAATAGGTATTCCTAATTGATTTGCACGGCTTTTTCCCCCAGCAGGTTTTCTAAAGTTAATTTGAAAAAGACCCCAAGAATCATCACCTGACTTTGCGTTTTGATTTACTGAATTAAAAAAGTAAGTAGATTCTCCTCTAGCAATAGCTAAAAGATTACGAATTTCTTCGTTGTCTAAACCTTCGGCAGCTAAAGCATCTCTTAAAGTTTCAGGCGATATTTGTAAACGTTGTCCCATTATGCAGTCCTCGCATTCGCACGTTTAATAGCTCGTCCTAATGCTTGTTGCGCTACTAACTTATTGCTTGCTTCTATAGCGCCTTCCAACATAGGTTCATTTTCAATACGAGTTTCAAACCCTGCTTGTATTTCTGCCGCTGATAACGACCGCCCCATATTTTGTTGTTGAATATCTGATGTCCACGTTTCAACTAAATCAGCAAAACCAGAAAAATCTTGTAATCCAGTAATGTTAGACAAAGCTCGTTCAGCTAGTTCACGCCCATAGTCTGCTGTAATTTGAGTAATAAGATTAGCGTTAACAGCCATATCAAAAAGATCATCTTGAAACGAGCCTAAAGAATCAGGGTTATCTAACACAGTTGTTGGATTAAAACGATCTCCTAAGTCAGCAAACCCTTTATCTAAAAATCTTGCTCTAGTACTAGCAGCATTACTCATTTCCATAATTGCTGCTTCTACAACATCCCGATCATAAATAGCTTCAGGATTAGTAAACATTTCGTTTTGTAAAACTTTAAACGTATAAGAACCATTAGAGTTATCGCCTAAAGCAAGACCTTGTGCAATTAAACGTTTGCCTTGTTCATCTTGTTTATCGTAAATCCCCATTGCGTCGCTAACAGTAAACGGCACATCAGTTTCTTTAACAGAAATAAACTCATAATTATTTGTTAATTTGCGTTGATCGTAAGTCCACGACAACTGTGTAGGCGAAGGAGTTTGTGTAGCGCCTCGACCACCGCCTTCTACTTTTGGTCGTGCTGCATAAAATTGTATGTCTGTTGTACCAAGCATCCCCGGAAAATCTTGGGAACCACGCATAAATTGACCAGAAGTTCCTTTGCCATAAGGAACAACATTCGTTGTAAACGAAAAAGTAACAGGGTCCATAGAAGCGCTTAAATACGCATCATTAACAAGCCACGTTGTACTTCCTGAAGGATCAGGCAAACCCATTTCTCGGGCCTCAGTTCCTACCGCTTGTTGCTGTTCAGTTCCTAAAGCAGCAATCCGAGCATCATCAACAGAAACATCTACTTTTGCAGCAATTTCAGCTTTGTCAGCTTCTGTTATAGGGCCTTCAATTTTTTCTGCTTCTCGTTCAAGAATTACAGTTTTTAACTCATCTTCAGCTTCTGCATCAATTACTAATTCTTCTCCCTCACGAGGCGTTTCGTCCGCTATGCGTTCAGTAAGCTCCCGTGTGTTTTCGTTGTTAAGAAACAAACGATTTATAATTAGCATTTCTCTAGGATCAAGCCCATTTAAAAAATTATTTAACCACGGTGGCATATTAAGGCGCTCCTATTAATTCTCTAACCGGAAGATTTTTGGTAGAGACACTATCAATTTTACTAAAATATCTATCGTAGATAGGACCAAAGTCTGGGTACTGAAGTATTTGCAACAACCCAACATTCCAACGTTGGTCTAAATCTTCGTTCTTGTTGTACGACAATCTTAGATACTGGTCATTACCAGTTGCAGTAGCACGTTGTTGTAACTCATACCCAATACTGTCATGCAACGCTAAAAACATTTCTATTTCAGGGATCTCTGGACGATAAGCAAACGTTGGGTCTGCAACGATTTGTCTGAACCCGTCTAAAATTCGTCGCTGTTTATCTGCACGCCCAATAGTGTTGAACTCAGCTAACCAATTCGGGTTAGTTGTACCTAGCTGTTGAACAAACTCATCTTTGCTTCGTCGCAAATCTTGATTTGATTTAGCGTTTAAACTTGCAGAACCACCGCTGTTAACACGTACACGCAATTGAGCATCTAAAGAGTTACGGAACACACGGTATTCGCGCCATCCGATAGCTTCTGCTGCTTCAGTTAAAATACCAGCAGGTTCTAAATATTCTCTACGGCCTTCTCTAATTTCTGCGTCACGTACTGCACGGTTTCGTTCGAATTGAACATCTATAGCGCCTACAGAACCTGTAACAAATCCACCTAACTCTGGGAATTCGTCGGCTATTTCTTTGTGGCGTTCGTAATTTATATGTCCTTCTAGATTGCCTGCTATTACACCTGCGGTTGCGTATTTTCTGCCAGTAAATGACCAGAGTTCTGGGTGGTTTTCTAACAACCAGTAATCAGCAACTTCGGCATCGTGTTCGTCTTCGATACGGTAAAAGTTTTGGATAATTGCTTGGTACGGTGATTGTTGTCTGAAAGATACTGGAACTGCGATAGATCGGAACATTCGCATTCCGTAAATCATTTTTACTCGCCGTTCAACTTCTGCTTCAAATTCTGCTATTTCTGCTGGCGTGTTTGGTATTTGTTGCCCTTGCTCATGCATTTGAGCTAAGTAATCTTGTGACACACGTACTGCTGTAGCTGATCGTGAATTAGTTTCTAAACCTGCCATTTGGCCGACACTCTTAATCCAAGAGTTAGTGTGTGCGTTTACAAATCTTGTTACTGCGTTATCGCCTTCGGCGTAACCGTAAGGCAAAGACCAGTCAAGAAATTCAGTTAGCTCAGGTAAAGCAATCACAGCTTCTGTTGCTAGTACTTGATAAATCGGGCCTGCCCCCGGCATAGCCCCAATCATTGAAGCAGACCCAAGGTTAAGATCAACTGTTTCGTTTGTTAATACTGAAACTGGACCAAATAGTTTTTCCATAAATGGAACGCTTTTAAGCGCTCCGGGTGAATCAGTGTCAAATACGTTAGGCATTTTGAACAACAAACGTGTTTGGTTGTTTTCGTCTTTAGCTGTTATGACATGCCAAGGACGTAAAGCTCTAGCAACGAACACTGGGTTTTGGCCTGCTAGACCCATCCATCGTGTTGCAACTTCTGTCCACGCTCCAAGGAATGGCATTAGTTCAGTCATTAGTTCTTCAAATCGTGAACGTTCTGCGAGGTCGTAAAGAACTTGTTTTGTTTCAAACAACGCTTGTTGGCGAGCATTCTGCGACATTTGATTTATTTGCTCGCCGGTTACTTTATAAGTCCCGTCTTCCATTCTGTAACGTTGCAGGTTGTCAGCCATTGTGCGTTCGTACACAGCCTCGAACATTGTTCCACGAGAAATTGTGTCTTCAACTAGTGACAGGTTTTCAAAACGTGTAGTAAAGAATTGGTCTATCAAGGATACTGCTCGTTTGCGTAATTCTCGTGTTTGCAAAGCATCTGCGTATTCAGAACTGTTAACAGTTTTACCGAAATCGATTCCGCCTTCCCACGTTCGTATATCTGCAAATGCAGCAGTTTGTGGTTGGACGTTTGAGCCAAGTCGTATACGTTCTACTGTCGATAACGTTTCTAAATACTGTGCTGCTTTTACGCTGTTTGTAATATTGTTTTGTTGCTTGACTGCATCGAAAGCAGCCCAAATACCAGCACTACCAAACGGTGCAACATAACCATCAACCACTCGCATGTCAGCACCACTTGTAAGTATTTCAGCAAGTACTTCGTCTTGGATTTTGCGAATTTCGTCTAACACTGGCTGTACATCACCGAGCCATGTGATTCGTTCGCCTTTTGCTAATTGATTTCGTACACCAGCAAACTCTGGTCTATTAGGTACTAACGAGTTTGCTTCATACCGCACGTTGTCAATAAGGTTTTGCATTCCTTCAGGTGTTTGGAATTCTTCAGGCATGTCGTCAATGACTTGCCTGCCTTCAGTTTGCATCCACTCATAAATTTCTTTATCTGATTTGTTTAACCAGAACTGTCTCCAAAAATCTCTGTGTGCATCTACACCCGGAACACCTTGACTTGACGCATGACGATTCATGTAATCGTCGTAAGCGTTTATAAAGTTTGATTGTTCGTTAGGTGTTGTGTAGTCGTATTGTCGTGCGCCTTGGTAACGTTCTGATTTTCGCAAAACAGCGTTTTCTTCGTTCCACAAATGACGTGCTGAAGCATTAGAACTGTTAACTCGTTTCCATACTTCTTGTAGTTGTGGTGTGTCACCCCACGCATTTTGTATAACTGCGTTTCCTAGTTGGCTTTGGTCGTAACCGACATCAGACAATATTTCTGCTGCTTGGTCAAAACGTCCAGCAAGTTCAGGTTGAGTTGCTCGGAACTGATCAACAACAACTTTTTGGTACTCAGTTACTAACTCTGCTCGTGCAGAAAGCAAACGTGCTGCTTCACGACGGTTTGTTTTTGCTATTGCCATTACTTGTTCTAATGGCACACCGTCTTCTAACAAACCAATTTCGTCGGGTGTTAACGAATCAAAATCACGTATATCGAATTGGTCAGGTGTGTAACCTTTTACAATTGCAGTTTCTAATGTTTCTAGTCTGTTTAAACTGTCGGCTGCTTCAAGCATTATGGCTTGCCCATATGTTTCAGCTACTTGTCTACGTGCAGCCGAAGCTAAACTTGTTCGTGCATATTTGTTGTATGTAACAGCAGATACAGCGGCACCTACTGGGCCAGCAAAAAACAAGCCTGCACCTGTCATTAATGATGTGCGTCGCATACGGCGAGAAGCAGCGTATTCACGGTCGATAATGTTTGTGACAAACTCTTCAAATCCGCCGTCAGTTACGTTGTTGTAAAGGTCTGCGTTTTTTACAAATGGCGACCGTTCTACCATTAAAGGTTCAGTAACGTTTTCGCCTCTTGCCCATTGTGCAATTGGGTCTTTCATTAATACTGGGTCGTCTACCCAAATGCCGAGATCTTCTTTGTTATTGGCTCGCCATTCTGTTGCCCATTCGTCTAGTTCTCTAGCAACTATTCCTGTTACATCAATACCTGCTCGACGTAACCATCTTGCACGCAAATCGTCAAAGCGTCCGCCTAAACGTGCAAATGTAGCGCCAGCCCCAACGCTAGCTACTGTTCTTAACAAAGAATCAAGGTTGACAACCATTTGCCATCGAGGTGTTAAAAGCACACTTCGTTTCCAAACGGTAGAAAATCCACGGCGTACAGCACGTACTTTTGCTCGTGCTGCACCAATGTGTACTTGATCTCGTATACCTGTTGCCGGGTTAGTTATTTCTCTGAAGTCACCTTCAGCAATACGAGTTAGTTGTTTGTACATGTCGTATCTTGGTACGACAGATGTGTCACCTAGTTGTGAAGGAGATATTGGTAACCCGAGGTGGAATTGTGCTCCGTCGTCTGCAAAGTTAACGACAGTAAAGTCAGCGTTTGTGTAGGCTTTATCTGTTTTAACGCCTGATTCTAAAATGAGGTCTTTAACATCGGTAAGTTGCCCACGCAAAATTTGAGTTACTTTTTCGTTAGCAATTAAAACTGTGCCTTTATTTGCTGGATCTGCAACATTAAGAAATTCATTGACTAACGCTTGATTCATAGTTTCTACTGCGTTATCCCAAAGCAAACGCCTAGCATTCATATCTTTAGCGTTAAGAATGTCTGTTATAAGTTTGTCTGGGTTAATACCAGCAATATCAAACATGGTAACGTTTGCATCTCGTGGCGCATCTATTCCTTGCCAAATAAGTTTTCTTCTACGAGGGTCAATTTGACGAGGTTCTATTCGACCGTAATCACGCAATGCTCGTTCTATCTGCTCATAAGCATGAGGAAGATTGTTCCAATTAATTGTGCTTTGAGCAACTTTGTCTACAACTACACGAACTGCTCGTTTAGCACGAAGTTCATTGTACTTATCTGACTTTTCTAAAAATGTGCGTGCGCTAAATCCTGCTCTACTACTTGCTCCCAAGTAAGGAAGCATCTGTGTAGGCGCTGTAGGAATATGTGCTGTATTTAAAATTTCGTATGTAGCTGCTTCAATAATACTTCCACTGTCATTAAAGCCATCAATATTACGACTTGTTGTAGCTGCTTTGTCAGGTCCAACATTCGGTGGATCAACACGTTTAACAAGTGTTTTTAACAAATCTTCTTTAGTAGAAAGAATTGCATTCCACGGCATTTGTTTAAGTTGATCTAGTTGGCTAACAAACTCATCAAACTCTGGTGTGCCTTTAGCCGGAACAACATCATCAACATTGTCCGTGTTCTTAGCTAAAAACTCATCAGTTTTAGTAAGCATTAAACTTATTTGTTCATCAAACAAATTAGCAACACGATTACGACGTTCTTTAAGAACTTGAATTTGTACTTCTGCTTGCTGTTTACTTCCACGTGGGAAACCGTCACGAACTGTTTGTTCTATGTGATTTATTTGGTTTGTTAAAGCACGATACTCGGCAACAAAGTTATTAAAACCGCTAAGGTTTGCGTCTTTAAACAACGTAACAACAAAGTTTGCTTGGTTTTCTAAAGCGTTTCGTGCAGCGTCAGAACCTAAATTCCATCGCCACAAGTTGTCGAAAGGAAGCCAAGCTGACGAAGTAAGTTCTGCTCCGTTTGCAGTTATCGCCATCATTTTGGCCCACATATAAGCTTGGTCGTCGGCCATGCGTTTCCAACCGGGACCTAACCGGCCTTCGTTTCCTGCACGCAAAATGTTTAATGCAACGTTGTCTATGAATTGTTCGGTGTTAGTGCGGCGTACCCGTGGTACACCTGTTTCCCATATTTGTGCGTTTTCTATTTCTGTTAGTCGAGCAGGAATATTGTTTTGGCGTTGCTCAAATTCTGCAAACCGTCTACCTATTTCATCAGTTAATGCGGCTGAATCTGCATTAAAACCAACATCTACACCTAGATTTTCTGTAATTTCTCCATCTATTTCTTTTGCAATCCATCGTTTTGCTAACTCTTCGTCAGAAAAACTTTTTAGTTCGTCAGCGTAACTTCCTTTACGAGTATCAATTACACGAAACTGGTTAGGAGGAATCCGTACATTATTTTGTCGATTGTGTGGTAAATCAAAAGTAATTGCTACTTCTTCTGCTGATTCAATACGTTGACGACCGCCTAAAGCGTTAGCATCAATTTCAAAAATAACACCATCTACTCGTTTACCACCTGATCCCGGTAGACGAGTTCCGTAATCCATTGCTGTGTCTAAAAACGGTGTAAAAGAAACAGAAGAAACTCTGCCATTAAAGTTTTCTGAAGCATATAAGACAAGATAACCATCATCGTCTATATAGCTAGACAAAGAATCAGCAGCTTGACCTCTTGCCCCGTGGTATACCGGAACCTCAAATATTGGGTCAGGCATACCTTTAAATTCTTTGCCTCCTGCTGCTACATAAACTACATCGTTTACAAAAGATTCTGTTTTTGTAGAAGGAATAAACATTGGGGAATCTTCTGACCACAGTTGATAAAGGTTCGCCCCTTGATATTGGTCAAAAAATGGAGCTTGTGAATCCTCAGCAAGATCGTTTATTACCCCAACAAGATCAGGTTGAGATGTATTTTGCTCATCTAACAAAGTTTGTTTTTCGTTAATTAGATCTTGAACAACCTGCGATTCGACACGAGATTCGATTACATCTTCAAGCGCAGCATCACGTATTTCTGTGCCTTTTTCTCCAGTTGTTGTGTAATCAACATCAAGATCAGCAGCACGCACACCTGTTCGTTCAAGCGTTTCATACCAAATGTCACGAACAACAGAACGGAAGTTTGTAAACCCTTGACTAGTAACTAGCTCATCAACAGTTGGTGTAACTGACGAATCTTTCAACCATTTAGGTTGATACGAAAATTTGTCGAATAAAAGAGGGTCACGTTTTCGTGCCGTACCTGAACGTGTAGGACGTGGTTCTGGAAAATCAAAAGGAGCAAGATTTGTTTTTGGTGGCAAAATGTATTTGCCTGTATCCATATAGGTTTCTTTTGCTTTTCGCAAACCTATATTTGCTCGTATCCCTTTAGCCACAAGATACGCAGGGTCACCAATAATGTTTAAAGAAAGATCTGTAAGCCCTGAAACCGTTTGATAATACAAAGTGTTTTCAAATTCTTGAACAGCGTCAGGATTAAATATGTCTACGTTTTGTAACGACAACGCAACCGCTTGTCCAGCGCTGCGTGAGTTAGTTACATTCCACACATCTTTGTATGTGTCTATGTTGAAAAGAACTGAGTCATAATCATCTTGCAATAAATCGCCGGGTACTGCATTTAACAACCGTTGCCCAATTTGTTCTGGCGCTAATCCTTGGGTTTCTAAATCCCAAAATTCGCTTTTTAACGGCGAAGACCAACCAGCTTTATTTGGATCTGTATTACCAATAATTTCTAACCCGTAAATATTTCCGATTGTTGCTAACGCACCAACTGGTCTGTCAATAAACAGTTTGTAACTGCGTTGCATACTTTCTAAAAACGGTGTCCATAAAACTTCACTTGCTGCTTTACGAACAGGAACTGGACCAACGTATTCAGGAATAGCTTCTACAGTTGCTCCGATAATACCTTTAGGTCCTAACACCATCCCGACAAGACTGTCACCGGGTTTATAGTCGTTAGTTAAACTAGCTTGACCAGCAACGTTATCTCTAAACGATTCAAAGACTGAACGAAACGGCCCCCATATAACTCCTTGTGTTCCGCCGCCTTGCATTTCATACGAATCTGGTAAATGAGTTATAGCATCAATAACAAAATCTGTAGCTTGTGCCGTAAAAACAAACGGCGTTCTAGCGATTTCGTATAAACGGCTGCCAATGCTCATAATGGTTGGTCATATTTAGTAGGAATAAAGTTTTCCATGCGCCGTACTGTTGCTTGCATGTCTGGGTCTGCGTAAGCGTTATTACTTATTGCATACAAAACATGTAACGCAGGTCCTAATAAGCGTGCTCGTTCTGGCGGTAAAGGAGGAGGTTGGTTTGTTGGGGGAGTAGCTTGTATAGATTCGTTAGGTCTATCTGTGTTGCGAAAAGGGTCACCCATTTGACCGGGTAGTTGTTTTGGTTTTGGGGGTGGACCATACGAAACAGACGTATCAACGTTTTGTGGCAAAGGCACAAGTTGTTGAGACTGTTCTTGCATAGTCGCTTCACCATATTCTTGACCAGAAGCAGTTTGCACAGCTTGTGTTTTAGAGCCTTTACCTTTACGTGGCATTACAGCGCCGCCATTAATTCGTCAATAGAAGGTTCACGTTGCATTGGCGGTGGAGCTACAGGAGATTCTGCTCCTACTCCGGGCATTGCTAGTCCGGGTTGTGCTTCAGGCGCCATTTCTTCAACTAATGTTGCTTGTCGTTCTTGTGCTTCTTTTTGAACTTTGTCAATTGCACCAGCAAGTTCCATGTCATTGTTTTTAACAAGTTCCATTATGCGTGCAAGATCTGCTGGTGGTATTGCACCAGCTACTGCTTGTTGTTGCACAGAAGCAAGAAGTGCTTGTTCAAGTTGTTCCGCTATTACTGTGTCGTGTTCAAATTCTGGATCATCTACTAATGGGTCTAATGCCATAAACGATTGTTTAGACATAGTGCCCATACCAACTCGCTGTCCGCCCCCTATGACAAGATTGTTTATATCTGCACCGGGGTGTGAGTACGAAACAATGTTTTCTGTAGAGTCGAAATCTTTGTTCGGAACGTAATCAACATGTCCTTTAGCGTTTTTAGTTGACACATAAAAACTATGTTTACGTCCACCTGCATATTTTTTAGACATAGTAATTGCAAGTTTGTTTTCTTCTTGCAGTGACCGTGCCAAAATTCTTTGTGCTTCTTGCACAGCAAAATCTACAACTGCGGAAAGTACAGCGTCGCCTCGACGACCTGTTCTAATATTTGAAGTTGATTCGCCACCAAATTCTTGTGGTATGCCAGCAGTTAATCTCTGTGCTCGTTCAAGTCTGTCGATAGCTGGGTTAGTCATGTAGCCGGGTTGCAACGACAAATCTCGTAGTTCTCCGCCACGGATAATTCCAACTTCGCCAGTTAAACCATCTGCTGGGTTTACAATTTGTGGTGTTTCTCCGGCTCGCCCAACTAACCATGTATCTGGGAAAATTCCTTTTTGCACGGCTATAACTTCGAGAGCCATTAACCGGGCTTGCATTTGGTACATGCCGAGGATGCCGTCGAATTGTCCTTGTGCATCATCAAGACTTATTCGTTGTGAAAATACAACAGGTGTTTCGCCTAATAAGTTTGGGGCACGTTCTAGTTCTAGCGCCATGAAAGGACTTGATTCGTTGGTAACACCGAAGCTAACTGTTTGTATTGGTGAACGTGTACCGATTAGTACTTGTTCTTCACCGTCAACGTATTCAATCATTTCTATTGGTTGATCTTCGGTGACATTAGTGTCATTGCCAAATTGGCGTGCTGCTTCTGGGTAGTGTTGGCGTAACCAACCTAACGAACGTTCGTACGCAAAGATTACATCTCGTGGTCGTAAGTCATCTACGCCTAACATTTTTGCAGGGTAAGCAGTTAGTGGATCACGAAGATGCCATTCAGGGCATTTAGTTACAGGGTTAAATCGTAATTGCACGACGCTAGTTGCATAACCGATTAGATGTCGTGCACGTTTGCCAAGTTGTAAATCCATTCGGCTGTTTTCCCACCAACCAAATAATGCTTTACGTCGGGTAGTTGCATTGTCTCGTGCTCGTTTAGTTTCAGAATCTATTGCTGGGCAAAAAATATCTGGTTGTGTTGATGCAATTCGCATTGCAGTTTGATCTAAACCTTGTGCTAACAAATTAGCTACAGCAGATTTTTCATCTGTGTCTAGTTCTGGCAACGGAACTACAACATCGCCGTTATAATAATCTCGGAGATTACGCATTCGAGCTTTTGCTGCATCGTTTATTCGAGAACGGGTGGTATAAATGCTAATAATCTCTTCAACGGTTTTCACATTTACCTCACGGAGTTGTTGCGGTGTCACCCATCCACGAGGGCCGCCACTGTCGATTATTAACTATAGTCGGTACATAGATTTTTTCTAAATTATGTTCCAAAAACCATTCTGCCATAACACAGTCGTCTGTGCGTGAACCCGTCCCTTCTGGGTTCCACCGTGTTACTTCATTTACTAGTAAAAGCGAATGCGGTCTTGCTTCCGTATCCCTCTTACCGGGCAAACGCACTCGGCCAACACGCCATAACGGAGCGAGCATTTGCACTCCATATTTGGGGTCGCCTTTATTTTTAGAATGCGTGTAATGCGGGATAAGTTGGACATTGCGTAGTGCCGCCCAGCGGCGGAAGTGGTCGTATTGAAGAATAAATTTTTGTGCGGCGTTAGCTTCGATAATCCAATGTGTAATTGGATGACCTAGATCGTTGCTAATTTGCCACCAATCTTCAGCTACACCTGTAAAACATTGACGTTCGTGGCTCCAATCCAGAAAATCTGGTGCATCCATTTTGCGTCGATACGATTCTAGCAGGTATCTAAACTCTGTATTTGGGTTATAAGCCCAGCATTGTATTGCCCAAAAGTTTGCTGGTGAGGGGTCAGCAGTAGCAACTACAAACATTTCGCCACCAACATTTGGTGGTAATTCCCATAATCCTCGGTCGTTATCCCAACAACCGGGGTGGTGCACTCCGTCTTTGCCTTGTCCGCCTGTTACCCATAGTGGGTCAACTAAAACATTCGATGGGTTTACGTCTGATTGCTGGTACAAGACCTCAAATCGATCAGGAGTTTGTGCCTTAATGTGTCGTAGTCGTCGCCAAGGTAAACGTCGTGGGTATAGTAAACATCCTCCGGGCCAAGGTTCCCCACTGGGCTTGTGGTTTTCGTGATTGCCGTCACATAGTTCTTCATAATGCGCTTGATATTTAAGGTGCGTGTATTTACGCCATTCGTCGGGGGCATCGTCTGGATCAAATTCCTCTAGTTCGTAATCGTCAGGGGGCGCAACTTTGTCTAACGCATATCTGTAGATGTCATCTGCTGACATGCGTTGTCCCTGTAGAACCAGCAAACCGCCGGGTTCTAGTCGGGTTTCTGCTACTTCGTCCCACCAACGCCGCATATCTTCCCTTGCTTCTGCGGAACGCATTTTGCGTGGGTCGTATACGTCGTCCCATATGACTAGATCGAAACGGCCACCAAGAAAACCGGAGTCCATTCCGAACGCAGACCATGTAGGTTCTTTTTGCGAAAGAGGAACGTCATCCTTTTGTAGCACAGTAAAAGCATCGGCACGCCATATTTCAGAAGAATCTGGTCTAAACATTCCGAAGTCATCTTGCAGCGTGGCTTTCGCGTCTACCGCTAAACCGAGTCGAACGTCGTTCAATTCGGCTTTGACTGGATGCGCTCGATCGAATTCGGCGCGCAACCTACGGGCATACCACTCAGCCAATCGCTGCGTTGATGAACCGATCATTCCACGAATGGCTCGGTTACGCACGGTTGCCCATGCAGGTAGCACTTTAGCGAAGAATGTTGACTTTCCGGTGCCGGGAGGAGCATTTATTACAGCGTATTCTTCGTATTCTGTGTCTAAAAGCCCCATTATTCGTTCTGTTGCTTCTATTTGCCAAGGTTGTAGAACAATCCCAAAATATCGCAAAGCAAAAATTTCTATATTGTCAAATGCGGCTTGTGCTTCTTCGGATAAGTTGTCGTATTGGGGTACTTCTGCTGGTACTACTTCACCGAGTGTTGCTTCAGCGGTTATGTAATTGCGAGGTTTTTTAGTGTTTTCTGCGTCGTGGCAAGCGTGGTATGACAGGCCTACTTTTTTAGCTGCTGCGTAAACAGACATGCCTTGACGGCGCATCATTATGTAATTTGTCCACGTTTCTACACTCGTGGCTTTACCTGAAGGCATTATGTCCCCTTATTGGCAAGATTCGCAAATATCTGGATTTTCTAAATCACATTCAATTATTTCGTCGTCGTCGAAAGGATCTATGTCTGTGCGCTCCCCCATGAGTTCAGGATGGTCTTCGAATATTTCCATAAGGGTACGTGGTTCCATTGGTTGTTCTATTAATTCTGCGTAGTCGAAACAAAAGCAATCAGAAGCGCAGTCAGGACAAAACTCACAGGCGCAGTCGTAATGGTAAAAATGGCAAACACATTCTTCCCCTTCACAGTCGCAACCGTAAATGACCACGGTTCACCATTTTTCTTTGTTTGCCCAGTATGCGGCAGACATTTTCCCCTTAGCTATGTTTTTCCTATGACGAGCTTTAAAGCTGGCACGTTTTTGTTTTGTTGCTTTTGAATCAGTTTTTTTAGCTTTGCCAGCAGTTTTAGCGCCTTGTTCACCAAACCGAATTGTTTTAATTTGGTCACCTGACTTAGCTACAACAACATGCGATTTAGTTGGGTGGTTAGGAGTTCGTTTAGGCTTGTTATACCCACTAACCCCAGCACGTTTTAATCGAGGATCTGGTTTAGCAGCCATTACTTCTTTCGTTTCTTGGCAGTCTTAGCGGAATCTTTAAAATTTTTGGCAGTGGGCGCCCCTTTAGCACCGGGTTTTTTCATTTTTTCACCACTACCAGCTTTAATACGTTTCCGTTTTGCATGAATGTTTGAATACAAACCCTTTTTAGCAGGCATTTACCGTCCTAATCAGTCGTCGTAGTTGAACATCGAAGCATCAGCACGGCGCAAAGCAGATTCCGTTGACGCTCTACGCCGCCTTCGTGCATCTACAGCATTACTACCGCCCTTCGCTCTTGGGCGACCGCCAGCCATACTCCGTAAAGGAACAGTAGGGTTATCATAATCGCCTCTACCGCCACGAGCATGCGGCGTATATGTAGGGCGTCGGCCAGAACCAGAAACATCTGCTTGTTCGTAAGTGGCTCTATTGTAATAATCCCTATCGCTGGGCTTGCGACCAGTACGTTCTTCCATCCGAGCAGGTGAACGTCGCTTACCACGAGTAGTACGAGCCTTCATTGATCGAGCAGCGGCAGGGTTTCGACGTTTAGGCATTAGCAATCCATATCTCTTTTAAGTGTTTCCCAAACAGCCCACTGCTGTTCAGTCCAAGTGTGCTCTATGGTATTATAAAGTTGCGAGCATTGAGGACTATACCCTGTACCCGTCAAAGTAGGCGGTATAGGATCACCCGAATTATCGGAAGGCCACAACGCCAAAAGGGCCATAACAGCGCCAGCAAGAGCAACACCGGCAGCGGAAATAGCCTTTATAATTTTTTTAATTGATTCTGACCAAACATCAGCCCTTTCAGCTACATCTTCAATAGTCATAAACAAATCCTTAAAAAAGTGCCCACCCCCAACAATCCAATGATACAGTACAACCGCACCAGCCGCTAACAACGGTTCGATCGCCCGTCAGAGGGGCATCTGACTCCGTGTCCAGACACGACGGCCCAACACAAACCGGGGGGCACGGAGCAGACCAGCACAGCACGGCTAGGTCAAGGCAAGAGAGGCCTCAACACTCGGAGGAATCCAAGGCCATAACCAACCAAACACCAAACAAACAAACCACACACCCAAAACAGTGAACCAAACACACCAAAACACTGATAATCACGTACATATAAGGGGTGGGGTTCGGCACATCACCCGTTGCTGACCAAACAAGTGGAGTTCACCCACTAACCCCCGGTGTGACTAAAGTGTTGGGGTGGTGTACCTCTTGTTTGCTGTGGCTGTTCCTGTGTTTGTGGCACTGAGTCTCGGCATTGCTGTTCCTCCATGTCTCGGTGCTCGATGCCAGTCGTCTTCCTTTGTTAACATTGTTCCCGTTGTTCGGCGCCGTGCTGCGGAAGTGTCAAGTGGTGGCTTGTATCTCCACCGTTTTCTTGTGTCCTTCGCCGCCCAACGTGCCTCGTTACGTCCAAGCCTTCGCTCTGTTCGGCTGCTCCCGTCAGTCCATTCAACCCCTGTGGCACTTAGCCTTCTGATCACAATGTTTCCTTTGCGTTGTGATTTGCCGCCGCAGAACCATATAAACCTGACCAGCAATTTGCAAACGTAGGGAACCCTGAAACTTTCCAAAATTTCGGGTCAACCCTCCAAGTATTCGGGTTGTCCCAAATGCGTGAATTTTTGGAAACTTTCTTCCCTTGATTTGCAAACCGCTGGCCCGGTTTATAGAACCTGCTCTGTCAAATAACAAAGCAAAGGAGAAATTGTGCGAACCAGAATGCTTCGGTCCACATGGGCCGAATGGATTGAACTGAAGGGAGCTTCCGAACTCACTCAGTCTTGGAAGTCCCGAGTCACCAAGTTGGACGACTCAGGCCGCAAGAAAACTGCGGATCTACAAGCGAAACTCCGTGAAAGCTACGGCAGTACGCCGAACTATGGGAACAACGTCATCAAAGGTTCGATCAAGACTGACATCGTTTACCGTGACATGGAGGCCCAGTAATGCAAGACGAGACTTACGAGTACCACTGCACCTGTGGTCGCTGCCATGCGTGTGTAATCGGTGAGTGTGAAAGCTGCTGGTTAGGCGTGCCCGAGGCTTGTTCCAAGGTCATAGCTTTCTTTGAGCGTACTGGTGAGTGGACGGTGTGTGCTGATGCCTAGACGAGATCGTGTAGTCCGTGAGGTCTACAAACAACAGATGTGGAAACTAAATCCACGAACAATAACACTTGGCCGTAAAGGTATAGCTGAGTGTCGTCAAATAATAAATGAAATGGAGAATACAAATGTCAATTAATAAATCAGAGATACTTGGTAATTCAGTTACTAACTATGTACGTCATAATCTGCAAGGAATGGTTGCTGCTGGTTGGCGTGATCTAGATGTAGCTGGCTTACTGCAAGAAGAGTTTAGTGATTCTTATACTGATAATTCATGTATTAAGCGTTACTATGCTGCTAACGATAACGCTGTGTCTAAAGATTATAATGAGCTTTGTGAGAACTTTGGATTAGCTCCTAAGCCTGTTGAGACTATTGAGTATCGTGTTGTGTTGTATCCGATAGGTGATGGTCATGTGGACATGGCTGTATGGGTACGTGATCACGGTAACGTTGACTCTTGGAAGCTAGACATAGATAACGAGGGGCAAGACAGGTTGCAGTTGTTCGAGCGTGCTAGCAGTAAGCATTTCGGTAGGCAGTATGTCAATTGGGAGCTTATGGCGTATCGACGTGCGTCTGGTGTGACTCTTGACTGGATGCGTAACCAAGAAGAGATGTTGCAAAACATTCTTGATAATCATATGGACAACGTTAAGTCTGGTTCTAGCTTGGCTGCGTTGAAGGCTAAGCGTGGAGCAAATCTGTACGTGTAAGCGTTGTCTAAGGTTGTCTATCCTCTTCGGAGGGTAGGCTTCCTTAGATACCGCTTATGTGTGGTATCAAGGTGGACGTGGTGTCAGCCCCCCCTCGCCACGTCCGCCTAGGTTCGGGTGCCGGATCGCTTTTCACGGTATCCTTAAACATGCGATTCGCTTGTCGTGTCGCATCTCGATTGAAAGGAGGCGACGTTATGCGTCGTATTTATATTGATATGTCAACTGCACGGGGTATTCAAAACCGTATTGAGCAGCGTGTTACTGAGATTAAAGCGTTGGATAGTAACGATAAGTCTTGGGAGCATGTGATCTTTGAGTTGTTGGCGTTGCATAAAGAGATTGATATGGGTCTTAATGAGTTGATTGATGACATGCATCGTGAGAGTCAGGAGCGTGCGCAGCAGCAGCAGATTCGTATTGATGATGCTGGGTTAACTGTTGAAGATTTGAAAGCTGCTCAGTTTTAATGCCTGTTAAATGTAAGGGTCAGCCGTCTGCTAATTGGTATGGAAATGGTTGTCGGTGTGCTGGTTGTCGTGACGCTTGGCGGTTGCATTCGGCAGCGTTACGTGAAGAGAAACGTAAGAATAGTAAAGATAAAAAGCCGTCGGGTAGTCGTGATAGACCTATTGTTTTTAGTGACGCATTTACTCGTGAAGAGATTCTGCGTGCTCGTGGAACGTGATCTTTCGGATGCTTAATCCTGCATAAACACAAGCTCAACGGAGTATTTGTGTTTATTGCTGGTATAATATTGCCTGAAAGGTCGCAAGAAAGGGAGAGGGGACGTCGTTCCCATAAACAAAGTCCTCTCTCCCGAAGATCTCAATATGAAAGGGAAAATACGTGAAGTATTTACGTGTTAGGACAGATGTGTACAACGAAGCGTGTCAAGAAGAACGTGAACTTGTATTCAAAAATAAAGAAACATTGCAAGCCACTGTGCGTTATGGCGAAGGTTCAAGTTATGTATGGGCTGCTCGTTTTAGCGATAACAGATGGCATATATCTATTGGTGGTTTGTCTTTAGAAGGCATTAGCCAAGAGACAATGTTGCAATTATTGCAAGCTATTAACAAAGAAAGTGAGAATAATAATGTCGCATAAAATGACAGCGCTTGATGCTCAACATGCTTGGTACGCAGAGTTACCTTGGCATCGGCTAGGTAATGTCGGGCCTATTGACTGGGAAGATGCTAGAGATGCGTTCGACTGGTGTGAAGTTCAGCGTCACCCAATACATATTGAGCATGATGAGATAGGTGTAATTCTTGAAGGCAGAAATGTTTTGAAGATGGTTAATTATCCATATGCTTATGCTGAAGTCAGTGACAAATATCAGATAGTTCAACATCGGTTTATGGCTGATGATTTAACTGGATTGCTTATCGATACTGGGCTTGTAGAAACTATTGAATCAGTTGGCACGTATGACAATGGTGCTGTTGGTTATGTTTCTCTTAAATTTAAAGATGGAATAAACATTCCGGGTTGGTCGAAGGTTGAGTCAGTGTTTAACATTGGTAACGGCCATGACCGCAAGGTTCCATTAATTGCTACTCAATCAGCGAACGCTGTTGTTTGTGCCAACACATTTAAGTGGAACATCTTAGATAAAGAAGCTGTCTTTAAGTTTAAAAAGATGGGTAATCCACAGGGCATGATGCAAGAAGCTGTTGAACAGTTGTGTGCAGGGTATGAACGTCATACACAGTTTGCTGCTCAGATCGAGCGGATGTCTAATCAAATGTTTGTTGATCAACAATGGGACAATTTAGTTACAGATCTTATTGGGCCTCGACCACTTAACATGGATAAGTCGTTAACTGCACAAGGTTTCTATAATAAACTGACTCGTTGGGCAAACACTAAAAAGCAACTTAATCATAGATTCTATGAAGATCAAGACATCGCTGGAGTGCGTAACACTAGATGGGGTGCGCTTATGGCTGTCCAAGCATGGGAACAGAAAGATAAATCACTTAAAGGTATTAAGAGTGGTATTGAACGTACTCGTAGGCATCAAGCCAATGTGATGTTTGGCAAGCTGCCTGTGACAGAGAAAGCTGCTAAGACTCTGGTAGTTGGTTAAAGAACTCATAATAAAGGAGAAAAGAAATGGAAATAACTGTAGATATAGATACACGGGAGCTAGCTGACGATGGAACTTTCTGTGACATCGTTAGTGATATAGCTGGTGATGTGATACGTAATAGTGGCGAGGTAGAACAAATCGTCACTAGCACAATAGAAAGTGATATTGGTTATTACATAGAGCAACACATGGAGGACAGTTCAGTGTTAGATCCTAATGATGATGCTTTCATTAACGCTGTAGCTAAAGCCATATTGAATATGGCACGTAGCTATGTCGGAGAGTGAAGGAAGGCAGCAACGTGATATTGGGATGGCACGGGCAGAGTTAGGTGCCCGTCCATCCCAGAAGGTTGCTGCTAAACATGCGATAGCTAAGGTCTGTCGTACTACAGCACCACATAATTCGTGGACTACTGATGAAGTTCATGCTGTGTTGGAATGTATGGGTGTCAAGTTAGATAATGCTAGAGTGCTTGGCCCATTGATGAAGCGAGCACAGAAGGCTGGTTTGATTGAGCCTGTTGTTTGTGGTGAGTGTAATCGTCAAGAGACTCGGTTGTCTAAACGTAAGAAACGTCATGCTGGTCCGCAGTATGTGTGGCGTACAACAGCTACTTACTATTACGAATATTGGAAGGAGTAATAATGGATGTGTATATTAGCCCTGATCCGCCTGATGATCCTTATGCAGATTTGAGTGACGATGAGTACGAAGAAATGCTCGAAGCTATCGAAGTTGCTGAGTCAAATTATTGGGATCGCCGCATTGATGAAGCCCGAGGGAATTGATAAACTGCATGTAGAAAGGGAGAATAATGCAGTACGAAACGGGTCCAGCGCAAAGTGTGCTGGAAGAATACATACGTCATCCTGCGAATAAACCGACTGCTGATGGGTCGTTTCTTCGGATATCTAATGTCACTACGTGTGCACGCAAACAGGTATTCGATGGCATGGGAGTGCCTCGTATAGAGGCAGGTCCTAATGCTGTGAATGGGTTTGTTGCTAAAGAAATAGGCAACACTATGCATGGGCATGTACAAACAGCGTTTAAGGAACGGGTGCCTAACTTTGAGTGTGAAGTTGAAGTCAGTATTCCTGAGTGTTTAACGTCTGGTCATGCTGATGGGGTCTACGATCACACCGTTTTAGAAATTAAAACGATGCGGAACTATGGGTTTCGTAAAGCACGTAACGAAGGACCTAAAGAAGAACACTTGTTTCAAGCATGTGCGTATGCTTTAGCGTTAGGTGTAACAAAAATACATTTGGTTTACATTTGTACTGATGCTACGCCGGGACGTTGGAAAGACAGCGCTCGTGCAGGAGATATGGTCGAGTGGCTATATGACATCTACGAATCGTTTGATGAAAGCGGAACGTCAATCAATGTAGCTACTACATATTTCTTAGAAGACCATGCACGTATGGCTAAAAGCTACCTGAATACTGGTGTTATACCAGAAGGTTTGCGGTCGTATTGGGGAACAGAAATTCCTTGGGAATGTAATTACTGCCCGTACTACGACATCTGCGAACAGCACGGTGACATAAACATTGTTGATGTAATCGATCTTGTAATAAAGGAGACAAATGAGTCAGTTAAGTAAGTTAGCAACACCATTTTCAGACAGGTTTATTGAAACCAAACCGGGAAAGTTTGCTGCATCGTATGTGCCTCACGGTATCGTGTCGCAATTCTTATTAGGAATTGTAGGTCCGTATGATTTTGCTATTGATACTCTTGTTAGGGATGCTGATGGTACTCTCACTGGTTGCCTCTGCACTCTTACTGTTGAGATTGATGGACGAACTACCTCGATTCAAGAGGTTGGTGAGTGTGAGAATCCAAACAATTGGAAGACGGATGGTGCACGGTTAAAAGCTTGTGCGTCTGACGGTATTAAACGATGTGCTATGAGGTTGGGCTTAGGTCTACATCTTTGGCATAAGCATGACGGGAACTATGTTCTCGCTGACATTCTTGAAAAGAGAGAGGAAGAAAGTAATGAGTAATATTTCTATTGCAGGTAACGTTGGTTCTGATTTGACGTTGCGTTACTCGCAAGCAGGTAATGCGTTTGTCACTGTGCCTGTGGCTGTAACTACAGGTCGTGACGATTCTAAAGAGACCCATTGGTTTGATGTCAAATGTTTTGGTGATCTTGCTGAACGCATTTCAGAACTGTCTAAAGGTTCTCGTGTGATGTTTACTGGTCGCATGAAACAAGACAACTGGGAAACTAAAGAAGGTGAGAAACGTAGCAAGCTTTGTCTGTATGCAGATGAAGGTGGTCCGTCGTATCGTTGGCATCCGAAAGGTGAAGCAAGTGGTAATGTTGACAAGGCAGCAGCACAGAGTGTGCAGGCTGCTTTTGCCGACGATCAGGAACCTTTTTAATGGATGAATATGAACCACAAAGCGTTATAGTTCCAGTGTTAGCAGACGAATTAACTATATTATCGTTTGTAGTTCCTAAGGATTTTGCAGTTCGATTTGAAATGCATGCATCAGAAATCATTGAATCGTTTGAGCATCATCCTTCTGATCAACAAATGGATAGCAATAATAAACTTATGCAAGCTATGTCGTTTTTAATTCAAACGACGTATGACTTTTATAAAGATCATCTTGATGAGGCAGATCATTTGCCCCCTGATATAAGTGATGTATGAGTAAAGCTAAACAGAAGGGGACCGCTTGGGAGACTGAGTGTGTTAGGTATTTGCAAAGCTATACGAAGTCTGAGTTTATGCGGTTACCTCTTGTTGGGACTAAAGATGTAGGGGACATTCGTTGTCTAGACTTACCTGAATTTGTATTTGAATGTAAGAATAGAAAGGATGCTCTCTCATCTTTGTCTCAAATTATGAAAGAGACAGAGCAAGAAAGAGTTAATGCTGAAGCTGTCTTCGGGGCAGCTATTGTAAAGCGACGTAATTTTGGGACAGGAGGAGCGTACGTCGTTATGGAATTGCATAACTTTGCACAGTTAATAAAGGAGAGGATACATGGGCAAAGTGATAAAGATGGAAGTGCAACGAGTACAAGTTTTTACTGATCTAACTGAGATGTTAAATGCTTGGTGGAAAACTCTTGCCAAGAAACCTATAAGTGTTAAGCCTGCACGGATACGTCATATTGTTGAGACTGCACATGCCGCAGGTTGGACTATTGATGAGTGTTATAACGCATTGAACATTACGTGGGGTTATACTGAAGCTGCGTTTGAGACAGCGTTGAGGAGAAACGCTGAGGAAAGTGGGGCTAGAGTGTGTAACATTGACGATGCTGTCAAGACTAAGCAAGCGTTAGCGTTGAATAAAAAGGAGTCGCTTTCAATCGAAGAGAATGTACGTCGATTGAGAGAGTTAAAGGAGCAACTAAGGTCTAAGGGCTAGCCGGTCTGCATTGCCGGTGATGGGATGTGGGGGTGTTTTCTCCTTTCTACCTCACCATCCCGCCCTAATTCTCACCTAGCGTGGTAAAATAAAAGGGACATCGTGATTGGAGAAAAGCGATGAATGTAAAAGTAGAAAAAGTAGTTGCACGATTGGGAGCAGGTCTTAGTCTTCCGGGGTATGCAGTGATATGTGACAGCCAGATGCGTGAGTGGTATAGAACTAAAGAAGAAGCTCTGCGTATGGCTACCATCTTCAAGGATGAAGCGTCTAATCCTGAAGATTACTAATGTTTGTAGACGACCTTGGTCACATTAGGTGGGACAAGGGCGACTTCAAAAAACATGGAACGTTAGCTAAGTATTTAATTGGTGAGTGTCGTTGCAAGAAATGCAAGGCACGTATCTTGGCTGAAGATAACGAGCGTACTTTGCGTGCTCGATATAATTTTGATTAAACTACTTCGGGGCGTGCAGAAGTATTAGTTAGTCTTTCTCTGCAATAAGAACGACAGCGTTGACATTGATATGTTTGATAGCTCATCGTTCGGGTACATCGAACTCCACGTTTTTGTAACCTGTCGCTGCCACATGTAGGGCATGCACGAGAGGTTGAATCAATTACGTTTCTGTTTGGATGGTTGGTCATCCACGGTCGTAGTCGTTCGTAAACATCTACTAAAAGATCTACGTCTTGTTTGGCGTATTTTTTCATTGTTCCCCATGCTTTAGCTTCACCCTTCATACAACCTGCCCATGTTTGGAATCCTCCTGTGACTTCTTTTCCCCCGAGTCCAAGGTGTTCTCCGAGATGTCCGAGTCTGTTGCTGTTAAATTTAAAATGTTTACGTGCGATCTTTAATGTGTCAACGGTTTGGTAAGGGCCAGTGGGTCCAAAGTTGTGGTAAACGAAACGTGCGTTGGCTTTTTTGATATCGAATGCGTCTGAGTTGTGGCCTATTACTATGTCTGCTTCGTCTAATAATTCCCAGAGTTTGTAGGCAACATCGAAATCGTTTTCGGGTTCTTCGTTGTAAAGATCAAAGTCGTCTAAAGATACGACGTGTGTTTTCTTTTCGTGTTCCCATTTGTATGAGAAACATATGATGTACCACTCTCTGGTGTGTTCGATGACATCTTGTTGCCATTGACCCCAGACATAGCTGAGGTTAGGTGCTGTTTCTATATCAAAGAATAAAGTTTTAGCCACGGTTCCCCTAGCTTGGGACTGTTAGAAGCCTTACTAAAAGGGTACCTTCCCACCATGATCCATCGTCTGATAATCGGTCGGGTCGCATAGAGATACGTTCAATAGTTACGTTCTCTGATCGGTCACCTTCTTTGTATGTCAACGTTTGCCCCGATTCCATGCGACTGCGTAGTGTGTCGAAAACTTCTTTAGTATTAAATGCTACAGGAGCACCGCTGTTGCGTGATGTCAATACTTGTCTTCGTAAAACAACAGGCAAAATAATTTCGTCCACACGACTTGGTGTGACTATGCAAGTGGTTAACCAGTCTTCAACTATTGGTGCTGATGTTGTGTCTGTATGTCGTCCAATAGTTATTACAAATTTGTAAGAGACAGATGATTCAGTAACAAATGTAAAGTTTTTAGCAACGTTCGGAGTCAAAGAAAGACTAGACGTAGAGTTTTCGTCGTTTGTTGCTGCAAAAGAAATTGTGCCTAAGAGTGTAGATGTAGGGTCACCTCGGTATTCGAGGTCTGAGTCTCGGTAGTCAGTTGCTGTAGCGTTGTAATCAGTATCACCAAAGGTGTATTGATCACGGTCTTGTCGAACAGTAACGTTTCTTAATAGTTTTGGAGCTACTGTTGACCACGATACTTCTCCAACAGTTAAGGTTCCTGTTGCGACTTTAACTCCAGCGCCTGATTCTCCGTAACAACCGTTGCCTTTGTCTGCAAAATATGTTTTGTTTCCTAGTCGTGCTACAGATTGAATGTCTGATGCGCTTCCAGCTACTGACACAATGTCTGGTGCCCACGAAGGAACTAACACTGATGTAAATTTAGATAGGTCGCCGCGATAAAGTTTGCCTGATGCGCCACCCCACCATACGAAACGTGAATCTGTTTCTAAACAGAATGCTTCGCCTCCATTGTCAATGACTGGGCCGATTGATACTGCATTAGATGAAGTATCTATTGCAGCAGTACGTAGCCCTACTGACGTTGCTATAAGCAGCACACCGCCGTATGCACTGATCTCGTTTATTTCTTCTCCGTGTGGAAGCTGACCACCAATGACTGGAGTTTGCAATGTACCGTCTGTTGGGTTTACATCTACGTGGTAAATAGTTCCAGTGTTGTCTGAGTTAGCAGCAGCAAATATTCCTGATGGTCCACCGCATACTGATACCCAAGTAGTTGAAGAAAGCGCTGGGGTATAGTCAAGAGAGCTAGCAAGTTTGGCTCCGTTAGCGCCAATCTCAAAAATGTTTGCTCCGAGCGCTCCAATTAGTCGGCCTGATGCTACTCGTATTAAATCAGCAGCTTGCGTTCCACTTGACGGCCATGCCGCATCTATTGTGGTGGTGTTAATTGTGGATCGAGCAATTGCTGCGCCTGAACCAAAAGCTAAAAAAATATGAGTGCTATCAGAATGTAAATCTGTAATTGAATATCCAGCACGAGCGGTAAAGTCTTGCCATGTAGGCGATGCAGCAGTCGGGCCATTAGTAAAAGCTACTGTTTCTGATTCTGTGTAGTAGAGATAAGTGCCTACTCGTCTTACTTTTTGTGTTGTACCTGCTCCACTTTTCTTTTGTTCTGTTATGGGTAAGAGAGTGATCGAGCCTTTAGTCCACGGATCAATGCCTGAAGAAGTGTGAAACCTACGACGATCACTGTCATCCAAATCAAAATGCGTTTGACCAGCACCATAACTCCAGTCTGTTTGTGAGCGTGTCCACGCACCACTTGTGTCTAAAGCGTTTTCCCCCGGTTCTTTACTGTTATCTCTTTGCTGACGCAAAGCAGGAACAGTTGTACGCCCATACTCTGTTGTGTCAACTTCGTATGATACGCCGTCTAATTCGACTGGGAGAAACTCGGAGTTAAATGCCATAATTAACCAGAGTTACGATGCCAGTTTTGTGGATACATTGCTGCTATACGCCCAGCTTCAGCAGCTACACGCATTTCTCTACGCATTCTTAAATCTCTCATAGACGCAGAAATAGCACCGGGTGGTACTTCTTCTGCTCTTCGATGAGATCCTTGTGCATCAAGAAATTCTCTGCGAATAGGTGCGGTAGTCATTAATGCTAACGCTGCTCCAAGAGGAGGTAAATCGTAAGCAGTAGCTGGTAAACCTGTAGCAGACTTAGCATCTGTTGTTGTTGAGATAAGTGTAAGTGGTGATTTATAACTTACAGTTACTTTCTTTCCCGGCCATCCCGGTCCATAAAGAACTAATGCCATGCCACTAGCAAAAGAAGCTGTGTCTCTATTTCTTTTTAATTTCCATGAACGAATCTCTGGTTCACTTGCTTCAACAGGTATTGGGTCTGCATAAGTTATTGAATAAATAGATTGGACTTCTTCGCTTGTTAAACCAGCTAAGTTGTAACCTTCTTGCGATGCATTGTAAATAAAACTTGTTGTTTTGATTTGGAATAACCCATTGTCAGGTGACGACAAGTCTCGCAAATCATTATTAAGTGCTTCTAAAATTCTGTATGCAGGAAACTTAGGCGATACACGAACAATGTCACCAGCAGTATGTGACGTTGCTGACGAACCACCGTACCCACGTATCACATTGACATCAGTACCATTTACGCTAGTGACATACATTGCTTCAGTATTTATTTCTACAATAACGCCAGTAGTAATACCTGAACTTGCTGCTCCTGTAACAGTTAATGTCGTTTCACTACTTGTTGCATTAGAAGCTAACTGGAGTAGTTCTTCAACATAACCAGACAAAAGCATGTCTCTTGTTTCTTCAATCCATCCTTGTGCAGTCATTAACCACTCCCAAGAACGTCATTTAGGGCACGTTCTTTACGTTTCTTTTCTGACTTCGGCCCTTGGAGAAGTGTCCCAGCTTTAATTTCGTGAGAGGTTGTAGCTTCTCGTTCCATTTTGGCAGCGCCATCAATGCTTTTTGGCTGAATACCTTCAGACCGCAAACGTTTGTACGCTGCCATATCTCTTTCTTTTTCTCTTTCTTTAACTTTAGTTCCAGCCCAATCAATTGCTTTTCCATCATGCATCCCTCTTGTCGGAGTAGCAGAAGCAGAAATATGTACCGCACCAAAATGCTTACGCACAACTCCCCCACACGCATTGCAAACATCGTCATAAGTTTCATCAAACCCATGACGTATCTCGTGTGATAACCCACAATCGAGACAACGGTAAACATAAATTGGCATTATTCTGGACCTACCCTAAATGAATATCCTGCGGCTACTAACAACGATTCTTCTGAAGATGTTAAATCTCTTGGACTTTCGTGCCCTCCATATATCCACCGTGTAACTGTTGACCAGTCATGCGGTAAGTAAGATTGCACAGTTGTCCCATCAACAATAAATATGTTATCTCCTTTAGGACGTGGCTGGAAGTGACGCATTAATGCGTAAGCAGCAGGTGACGTTTCTTCTTTAACGCCAACAGGAGGAAGAGTATTAGCTGTAGGAATAATAAGTAACCGGTAAACTTGTTTAGCGCCAATTGTTGATGTAGCTCCAATAGTTGTAGCTTCGAACGTAAAGTTGCCGCTAGCTGTTTCAGAAGGCATAGCTGCTGTAGCAGCAATTACTCCCGGTGTCGCATCAACAGTTATGTAAAGCGAATGGCCGGGGAATGTTGCCTGACATCCCACTGTAGCCGGTGTAACAATCGCAGAGATTGTGGCACTGGGGAGGGTAGCTGGAGCAGTTATACCTGCGTGTACGCTGATTGAGTTGGCAGTAGCTGAAGGTACAATTACTACCGGACAGGCGAGCGTTGCCGGTGTAGCAGTTGCCGGGACCGACGGGCTTGCCGAAAACGTCGTCGTAACACCGATTGTGGCTGGCGTTGCAATCGCCGCCACAGTAAAACCAGTATCAGCAGGGTTAGAATAGCTAACACCCGACTGGCTGTAATCCACCAAGATACGGTTGTCTGGAACGGAGGCATCACGTTCGTTGTAATCGAAGCCTGTTTTGTTGTAGTCATAACCTGCGCTATACCCTACGCCGCCCGGACGTTTCGGTGTATAAACATAAGTAAAGACAGGCGACAGATCCGCTGAACACGCAACCGTGCTAGCAGATATTGTTACATCTCGTCTTACATACGTAAAATTAGATTCGTTATATTGAATCCCTGATTGATTGTAGTTATAAGTACCCGGATATTGTGGGGCATAGTCGAACCCCGACTCTCGGTATTCAATCTCGTCTTTGTTGTAGGGATTGACAGCAGGTGAGGAAGACACCGAGAAGCCTCATCTTTCTAGCCGGTAACTGATGCCGTTTCAGGATCTCCCACTTTTCTAGCAGCAACAGCTTTACCAATAGCTACAAGGGCCGCAACTCCGGCGACCTTTAATGAGTCAGACCAATCTGGTCCCGGTACTGCCATAGCAGCTACCCACGCCTGAGCAAAAGTAGCGACAGCACGTTCTAAAGTATCTTTAATAAAACGCTGGTTGAACAACTTCTTGTCTCCGTATCTGCATAG